CAGTGCCTGTTAGGGTGCTTGTTCCGCCAGTTGCTCCAGCTTGCGCATAGTTAGTTCTGCCAGCACCACCCGCGCCGATTGTAAAAGTTAGGGTGTTATCTGAGCCAGATGCGGCAAGGTACTTAAGTGCGCCGCCGCCGCCGCCGCCGCCCGCAGCAGCAGTTCCCGCAGAACTAGAGTCGGACCTCGCCGCCACTCCTCCAGAACCGCCGCTACCCACAAGGTACACAAAGGCAGGTGTGTTGGCTGGGATAATGAAGGTAGAAGAAAATGCATAGCCTATGACAGAACCAGCCGATATGTGATTGGCAGAGGTAACCCCAGTAAGGCTAGAACCATCAATAGCTGGCAAGGCACCTGTTAGGTTAGCTGAAGTTAAAGACGTAAGGCTAGAACCATCAATAGCTGGCAAGGCACCTGTGAGGTTAGCTGAAGTTAAAGACGTAAGGCTAGAACCATCAATAGCTGGCAAGGCACCTGTGAGGTTAGCTGACGTAAGGTTAGTCATAGCAGAACCATTGCCCGATACGCCATTAGGAAAGCTAGGTGATCCTGTTCCAGCAGCGTCTGAAATTGAGTCTACATTTATAGTACTCATGGTAATACCTCCTGTGTAGGCCAAATGATGTTGTCAGGGAAGCCAGCTTGTTGTGGTACGTCCAACAGTGCTTGACGATAAGTAGCCCAGAGTGCTTGTTCCTCCGCTGTAAGTGCAGCCCAACGAAGAGCATTGCCAGAGATAGCGTCTACTTCTGTAAGGCGATCATCACGATCAGAACGAACCTCTGACTCAGTGTAGCGTTGGATAACCTCATAGGTTTCGCTTGGGAAGTTAGAGGTAATGAACTCTTCGGTAGCAATAATAGTGTTGATGACAACACCTTCCTGCTTGATTTCATATCTATTAGACACTAGTTGCACTCCTCATTAAATATGCGTACACGATTCCTACGCCGCCATTGCCACTGATAGCATTTCGGTTGCCTGTTGAGCTATCGCTCGACCCCGCATACGTCCCACCAGAGCCACAACCTGCCGCGCCATTTGCGCTTGTTGCAGTATAGTGCGCCGAAGCGCCTGAGTAGACAAAAGACCCCAGAGAGGGAAGGATTGTAATTTGGTTAAACGGGGATGTTGAAGTTGTGGCGTCGCCTATTTTTGCTGAGACGGACGCAACAGTAGTTCGTCTCACGCTGCTTGCAGCAATGTTTCCGCCATTAGACATACCACCAGCACCAATGTTGTACCCAGAACCTGATGGCTTTGTAACATCTCCTGTAGAGCCGCCTGTGGTGTTAGTGTCGCCACCTGTAGCAGTACCACCAGCAGCCCCTACGCCAGTAATTGAAGCTGTGCCTGTACTGTAGCCAAAACCGCCACCAGCACCACCTGCACAGGTGACTGAAATGCCAGTGCCTGTGACGGTAGTTGTTCCACCACTAAGGCCAGCAATACCCCCGCCGGAATTGCTGGTGCGACCAGAGCCGCCTGCACCTATTGTACAGGTCAATACACGGTCTGAGCCAGTGGGTGCGATGTAACTAAAGGACATACCTCCAGCACCACCACCAGAGGCAGCACCTCCCCATGCGGAGTCATCTTGTCTGGCGACCACCGCACCAGAACCACCAGCACCAACGACGTAGAGAAAGCAGGCAAAATCTGCGGGAATGGTAAGAGTACCGCTCGAAGCAAGCCCCTTAAGCCCTGAGAATATAAAGTCAGTAGAAGAAATCCCAGTAAGAGCAGAACCATCAATAGCTGGAAGAGCACCCGTTAGGTTACCCGAAGTTAAAGCCGTAAGACCAGAACCATCAATAGCTGGAAGAGCGCCTGTTAGGTTCCCTGATGTTAAAGCCGTAAGACCAGAACCATCTCCAGTGCTAGTCAGCAATGTACCAGTAGCCACTGGCAAGGTAAGTGTGTGGCTTGCGTTATTATTTGGAGAGGCTAGGGTGTAAGTACCCGTACCTGCTCCGTTAGGTGTTAATGCTAGTTTACTCATACTTAAGGCCCCTCTGGGAATGTGTGCGCATTAGGGAAGCCAGCTTGCTGTGGTACGTCCCGTAGTGCTTGACGGTACTCTAGTTCACCAGCCTCCGCAGGATAGTCAGAGAGACCCACGTAGTCCGTAGCCGCTAGTGCAGCGTTACGTTCTGCACGGACTTCAGCAGCTAGTGCTATGTCAAGTTCCTCCTGAGTGGGTGAGTTGTCCACCCAGACCTCACCTGTGTTATCCCAATCATGGAATGCAGAGGGCTTTTCTGTGCTTACATTGTGACCCTCAGGGGTCTCAATAGGGTCAGTGCATTCGTAGTAGTTGCCATTGCTGTCAATAAAGTGCTTGTTCATCATATCAGTCTCCATTATCTAAGCTCCGTCCATTTCTCATAGCCACCTGATGAGATACGGTAGTAGGTGTTGTGTGGGATGGGGAGACCAGCGTAATACTCCTCATAGCTACCGCCTGAGCTGGGCCAACCAGCAACACTAATCCATGTGGAGTTGTTAGTTGAGTACTGCAAGTCACCACCACCGCCACGCTTTTCAATTCCGACAAAGATTGTCTTCCCTGTAGTGTTCCGGTAGGACGTGCCAGAAACCCGTGAGGCGCTCATGTCTTGCAGGGTTTGCCCCTGACCGTAGACACCAGTTAGAGTAGAGCCGTCACCAGTCACTGTGCCAGTAACTGTGAGGTTACCATTCATTGCTGTGGTCACAGCCTTGATATTTAGCAGATTTAGGTCAGCGTTAACATACCCCGTCAAGTGCAGGTCGCCGTCATTAGTACCATCGCTGTCTTGGGCTTGAATGTAGAGGGAGCCGCCAGTGGCGATGATACGGTGCTGGTTGCTGGTGTCTGTCTCAAGAAGATTGATTACTGGTACTGCCGAGGAAACAGACAAGTTTCCGTTAATCTCAGCATTACCAACCACATCCAATTTGGCAGACGGGCTTGATGTGCCGATACCCACGTTAGCACTAGAATCAATGACCAAGGCACTGGCGTTAGTATCAACCTCAAATGCAAACGAGTTACCTGTGGTAAAGCGGAAAGGCTCAGTGACACTATCTGTTGATGGGCTTCTAATCTGCATATTGCGATCACTGACACCCATATCCGCTTGTAATGTCACGAGTGCTTGATCTGGTGCGCCAGTAGTGTTGTCTACAGTAATGCCACTAGCCGTTACTGCGCCATCGCTGTCAATGTTAGGGGTGCTTATACCCGTTGATCCGTTTAATACAATAGCCATTTATACAACCACCCATCTTGAGCCTGTTTCAATTGTAACTGTGATCCCAGCGTTGATATCAACGGGGCCAGCAGTCATTGCGTTCTTCGCTGCAACGACAGTATAGTTAGTAGTTACCGTTTGGTCGTTCTCGTAGAATACTAGGTCATCCCCACCACCAGTTGCTCCAGCACCAGAAGAAAACTCAGCCCATGCAGTATTAGCAGCGTCACGTATCATCAGCTTGTCGTTAGCTGTGTCGTACCACCACTGGTGAGCAAAGGTAGTTGTAGGTGCTGTAGCACCAGAACTGTTTGAAGCTAGAGCCTGATAAGCTGAGTTCATATCAGCCCTCATAGACGGGAAGCCTTGGTTGGCTAGTGTAAAGTCATTCTGTGACATTATATTTCCTTTCCGTAACCTCTAGCTACGTAGTCCAATTCAGTCTGAGTTGTTAGTTGGGTGCCGCTTGAGTCTTTAGCGGTTATAGTAAACCCAGTGTGTGTCTTGCTCGTGATCTCAATAAAGTCACCACTACCTAATCCCGTTACGCTAGTGCTTACTGCTGGTGTGCTTGTGTTGTAGAAACCAGCGGGGAAGGTTACAACCTTAGTACCTGTAAATGTTATGTCCTCTCCAGATTGAAGTACATCTGGCATATCAATCTTAACTTGCAGTCTTGTAATCTTTGGTGCTACGCCAAGATTGTTAGTGCATAGTACCGCTCTGAACTTATAACCTCTAGCCAAGAAAGAGCCAGCGGATAGGTTGTTAAAGGCAGTGAATACAGCCGTAGCTGAGGTAGGATCATCTAGAGTTGTAGCAACTTGAACGGTTGCTGTAGAACCATCGTATGCAGCAGGGTCTCCATCAAACAAACCTTCCCTTAAGTCAAAGTTCTCTGTTGGGTCATCAAACAAGTTAGCGTAGTTTAACTGTATGATGTCAATAAAGGACTCAACGTATGAAGTGTAGGTAGCCCCAAGGTCATAGACACTAGTAAAGTCATAAGTACCGTCTGCTTGACCTACCACAAGAGACAGAGAGTTGCTATCAATCACAGTAGTGTTAGTCTTAGTCCCAGAGAAATTAGGGTTCTCTGTGATAGTCTGGATTAAGTTAAGGCCGATTGTATCCGCAGATGTAATAGCAACGGTAGTTCCTACAGCACCAACTGATTTGTTGTCTAGCTTATCGACAGCTTTAATCAAGTAAGTGCCAGTCTGAGCGGCAACAGTAATACTTGTGGCAGGTCTAGCGACCTTATCAATAAGCAGTACGCTGTTAGACCACACTGGAACTGCTTCACGAGTAAATCTTACCTCGTAGTGGCTCAAGTCCAAGTCAGGTACTGGAGACCAAGATAATACTGCTGTGGTTTGGTTGATGTTAGCTGAGAGTTCAGTTACATCAGCAGGGGGTGCAGCGAAAGGTCTAGCGCCGTAGTTAAGTCTTGTAGTGTACTCACCTCTTACACCAAAGGTATTCACTGCCCTAGCTCTTACGTCAAAGGTAGCATCAGATGTATAAATCAGTTCGTAGTTAAGACCTGATCCACTGCCAAGAGAAATGTAGTCTGTTGCAGAGCTTAGTTTATACTCAACCTCATACTTGTCGATAAAGACTGATGTGGCAGAAAGTGCAACATCAAGAACAGCAACAACTGTTTGGTTAGTATTTCTGAGTGCAGTAGATAGGGTCATATCAACTAAAGGTACATCAAAAGCTGAAGGCAGTGTTGTGTTGTCTCTCTCGTAGAACACACCATCGTAGGCTTGATCGTAGACGGTCTCAGCAGTCTCCCTGAGTACCATGTCTACTTGTAAGTCTAGTCCGTCAGTAAGACCAAAGGACCAACTCTGTACTTCAAACTCTTTGTTAGTCCAACCAAACCTAGTGTTAGTGATGCGTACATTATCACCAATCTCCAACTCAAGTGTCCGAAGACCAAAGCTGGCACTGACGGTAAGCTGTTGTCTGTTACCCTCCAACGAAATTAGACCTAGACGACTAGCCTCAAGAGAGAAGGCTGTATAAGTCAACGGTACGTCAGCAACTGACTCTTGGTTATTATCAGCAGCTAAGAAGGCAGCGTTAGTTACGGATGGGTAGTCTGTTACTTGCCAATCAGTCTCAGCACCACGGAAAGTTCCAGCCAGAGTGTTAAAGTTATCTCTACGAGAGTGTCGTGTAGATACACCAATATTAGAACGGAAGTCATCGTTTGTTAGGTCCATCACTGGCGCTGTCCAGTAAGCAGGCTTAAGTCTCCACTTACCCTGCCCATACCAAATCTTACCACCCATAGAACTCATAAGGTTACTGAGGTTGTCGTAAGGTGTAACTGCTGTTGTGAATGAACCATTACAAGTATAACGAGTGCTAGTAGAATCAGGGGCTGAAGCAGCGTTATTTACTATCTGGTCACAAATGTTAGCAGCGGAGATAATAGCTGCGTCATCAATCTTGCTGTCATCCTCAGCCAAACCGTAATCACTCTTTAAGTAATCTCTTAGGCACAAGGCAGGGTTAGACGACCATGCAGCAGTAGTTGTACGAGGGTCATAGACTTTCTTACCCCTCACAACTGCTGTGATTGTAGGGATACCATTAGGGTAAGCGTCTTGGTTGTACTCAAACCTAGCGTAGATGTAAGCAATACCTGACAAAGTGCAGGAGTTACTCCAGTGTGCAGATTCAGCCAGAAGGGCTGAGTTAGCAAGTTGACCAGCAGTGCCTACCTCTGTAAGGATACGCATTTTACCACTGTATTTAGCAGGGGATGTTACATCACCAGAACCACTGATTGTAAGAACTTCGTCGTTTGCATAGATTTCAACAAAGCTATCTACTTCATGTCCAGCGACAGCAATGATACGATGAAAGAACTTGTTGTCTGCGCCTGTAGCTTCATCATAGACTATAGGACCGCCGACTTTTACTTCACCATAAATAACCTGATGATCTTGCGCTGAACCCTGAGAGTTTACTGTGTACCCCCTACCAGAATTACTCGCGGATGGCATCAGGGCCTTCATAATGACTGAGGTGACTGCTGTTAATGCAAGGTAGCCTACAGCGTATGCTGCGAAGTAAGCACCCCCAACAAGAGTACCTGCCGCAAGGGCTGAGGTAGTGCCTAGTAAATACGCTCCAACACTTAATGCCATTATGAATCTCCCTGTAAGTAACTAGAGTAAACACGCTCTATTAGTTTGAACCCTAGTCTCTCAAGAACCCTATCGAAGGGCTGGTGGACCTTAGTATTTATCGTAAGAACAGAAACACCATCCTCTGTAAGACACTTCTTAGCGAACTTGATTAACTTTATACCAGCGAAACCTTTACGATAATCCTTGTGTAAGTAGATAACGTCATTACAAGCAAAGGTATGATCCTTGTAGTGCATGTTAACCCCGACTACGACAACAAAGTAACCCACAAGAGTGCCATTGTCCCTAGCTGTAAATACCTTAAGTTTGCCTTGGTCTTCTAAAGCCCTGTAGACTTCCCAGTCTGGGTTTAGCTTAATCTTATCTTGGTTAAGTGCTATCTCTTCATAATGTAAATCAATAAGAACTAAGATGTCGTTTTCTACTTGATCTAGGAACTCTTGTTGATAATTCATTCGTCAGGCTTTCCCCAGTTAATCTTTTTGTCTTGCATGGACTCAATGAAGTCCAGACCTGTATCGCTTGGGAACTTTGACTTTTGATATGCAGAAGTGAAACGAGCCACCCTTGCTCTCTCTAAGTCAATCAGCTTGTTCTCAACCTTTAGCTCGACAGTAGATGTATCAGCACTCTCTGAAATATTCATCTGATCCATGTAACCTGAGAATATTTCATTGAAGTTAGTTGGGGCTGTAGTCTGATCCCCATTGTCGAATGTACCAAAGTAGATGTTGCACTCACGGCCCTGATAAGGTTCTGTCAGAGCCAGAGAGATTACTTCTGAGGGAACAGCGCTTAAAGTTATGTCAGCGCCCCTAGCGGCAATCTCTGAGGTTTCATCGACAGCAGATATGTTAAGGAGATTGCCAGCACCGAACCACTCAGTGGTGTCAGCGAGAGTTAATGTACCCGCACCAGTCCACATACGAAGTGTCTGCGCTCCGTCAAACTTTAACTCAACTGCAAAGAATGGGTAAACTGTATTAGCGTTGATGTTAGTAATTGTACTGTTTGTTAAAGCGCGGGTCATTTGTTATTCCTTATACGATAACTTCTACAGCCTCAAATGAGATACCATAGGCAGATACATTGTTTATTGACCAAGAGGTAACACTCTCAGATAATCTAAAGACACCCTTGGGTGAAGCTAGTATAATTGTTTCACTTGTGTAGGCTTGTCGCAGTGCTGGCCAAATCTCTAGGGTGCCATTACCGCTTTGATCCTGTAGGACAACGTGTAACTTAGATGTAGCCGCTGTACCTAACTGAATGTAGTCACCAGCTAACAGAGTTCCATCTAGCGTTACTGATACGCTATCTGTCGCTACAGAGCCTGAGAGGGTGCCTACAGTGGCTGTACCTTGTGGTGTTACATAGTCAGGGTCTCCCAGTAGGAATGAACCCACCTGTCCCTTTAGGCCAATCAGCATAGCCTTCCAAGGGGCAGCTAGGTCACGGCGAACAGAGGGGATGCTTACTGATGCACTCCACTGCTGTCCACCGAAGGAAATAACCTGTTGCTTGTAGGAGAAGGGGGATGCTGATATAGAAGTAGTGTTAGCTGCACGTAGTTCAATCTGTGCAATACCAATAGTAGTTGGTGTGCTTAGGGGGTAGGTTATTGCCATAGTGTATTTCCTTATTAACCGAAGGCAGCTTTAGTTGAGCCACCCCTGCGACGAGATTCTATGACAGACGCTTTAGCCATATCTGCGATCTTAGGTGCAGCCTGTGCGATCAGCTTCTTAACACTGTCGTCACCATTAGCTTGGAAGTTGAATGACTGGTTGATATTGATAACGTCACCGCCACCACCGCCACCTTCCATTTGTACACCTAGCTTACCATTGGACCCACGCTTGAGTGGCATGATAGCTTCTGGTCCAGCTTCACCCATAAGGCCAACCTTATTACCAGACATAGGGAAGTTAGTAGGTCCATTAACGACACCACCATTAGCGTAGGCTTGTACTTGCGAACCACCTGAGAATACATTTCCGTTAGCACTAGCCCCACCAAAACCAAGGAAGCTACCAGCCATCTTTAAGAAGCCACCTCTAGCATCCATAGCTTCCTTAGCTGTAGCGACCATCTCTTGTACGACAAGAACCCTGTAGAGTTCCTTGATGATATCAGCAGCCATAGACTTAAAGGCATCTTTGACTGACAGGGTGCCATCTACAATACCCATCATGGCGTTTTCCATTGAGTCACCAATGAAGTTAGCTAACTGCTCTTGCTGTTGTTTAGCTTCTTCAAGAACTGCATTACGTTCTTTCTCAGCTTCAATCTGAAGAAGTGTGCCAGCTAGTTGACTGTCTTGTGTTGTGTCGATCAGATCGCCGTACTTCTTCTCTATTTCAAACAACTGGGACTTAACAGTACGTTCAGAACCAAAGATGCCAACTAACTTTGTTTCAAGCTCAAGCTCTTGCTCTTTGCCCTTTAAATACTCAGCTAGTCCCTCTTGTGGGGATTTACCGCTACTACCGCCTTTAGAACTACCGCCAACACTCGTTTGACTAACTACCCCGTATAACCCATCTACACGTTTACCTTGTCCTTCGACAACCTCGTCCTGAGAGGCGTATTGCGTAGCACTTGGACCTGATACACCTGTTCCAGCTAGTGCCATTAATTCAGTGGCGTGCTTGAAAGAGATGCCTAGGTTTGCAGAAAGTACAGCAGCAGCTTTAGCAGCAGCATCTACACCAGTTGTAATATCAATCCCAGCTAACTTCAGTGCTTCGGCAGCAGCATCCCCAATTTCTTCACGGATAGCCTTTTCTTGTTTATACACTTGAATAGCATCAGCCAGTATCTGCTGAGTAGTTTTCTGGAGTTGTGTCTTTTCCCAGTTGTTGTTCTTTGCGTATTCAGAGACTTGTTCTTCTAGGGCGTTTATCCTAGTCTGCTCTTCTCTAGCCTCTCTTTGCTGTGACTGACGTACCCTGTGGAGTTGGGTGACTACAGAAGCGTTCCTACTTCGTCTACGCTCTTCCTTTTCAGCCCATTCGGCCAATGCCTTATCTAATTTTTCCTGTTGCGCAATGGCTCTCTTATTAGCTTCTTCTTTAGCCTTATGCTGTGCAACAAGGGCGTCATATTGCAACATAGCATTTGCTAATTCTTCGCCGGACATACCTTGACTTAACTTCTTGCTTAAGTGGTCTGCTCTGGCGTAGGTTGCTCTTAGTTTACCTAAAGCGTCTTCAGCACCCATAACATTGTTAATAACGTCAGTTTCACCCTTGGCTAACTCCAAGTTGCGAGACATCTCTTGGTTGTTTTCGAATATTGCTTTAGAAAGATCGTCGGCTGCACCAGCACTTCTTTTATACGCATCAGAGGTGCCTGCACCTAAACCGTTTGAAGAAGTTTCAGCATCTTGAAGGGCTACATCAAGGTCAGCTAGTGCTACCATGTAGTCAGAGAAAGTACTCACTTTTAATGATGGGAAGTCGTTTACATCTACTCCAAGACCTGTTAGTTTCTCCCGCAACTCTTGAAGTAAGTGTAGTTGTTCCTCTGGGGTTGTAGATTCGTAGATTTGACCAAACAAGTCTTGGACGCCTCTGATTTCACCACGTTGCTCGTCTGTGTATCTTTGCCCCCTTGGACCTTCCGCTTTTATACCTAAATCAATCCCAACTCGGTCTACACGTTCTATACGAGAAATCTCATCTGAGAACTCAGAAAGCGCACTAGTTGCTTCTTTCATTGCCAATTTTGCATCAAGGAACTGGTCCTCTAGTTTAGCAAGGTGGACCTCTTTTATTACGCTTGCATATTCCCCGTACTTATCAATCAACTCATCTAAAGGGATATTAGCGGCTTTAATGGCGTCAGTTAAAGAATCCTGAGCCTTCTCTAGTTCTTTAAGGATGTCAGCGGTTTCTTTAGCGGAACCCCACCATTCGTAAAACATACGTCCAACCGCACTACCGACTGGAATAAGGACACCAAGCGAGGCTGATAAACCTACAGCAGCCTTCATGCTTAAGCCCAAGGGGCCAGCAATCATAGGGAGGATGCCAGCTAACTGAGCACCCTGTTGACTAAAGGCAACGAAAGCACTTGTGCCACCTTGTACTTGAACTGCAAAGTCACCGAACTGATAACCAAGCTGCTGAACAGCCATGTTGTTACCGTTCATCTTGTTCCTAGAGGCACCCATTACTGCTGTAGAAGTCATTTGTGCAGCGTTGTAACGCTTTAGTGCAACAATAGCTTGCTCTGTAGTCATAGTATTAGAGGCAATAGCAGCCCTCAGCAGCTTCTTCATTTGAAGTCGCTTCTGCTGATTGCGGTAAACAGAGTCAGTTGCCATACGCATACTCTTCAGAGATGCTACGTTCTTTTCTTCAGCCCGTGCTAGGTCTTCAGTGGCTTTACGAGCTACTCTTTCTGCATTAGCTTTTAGTTTAGCCTCTTTAGCGGCGACTTTTCTAGCTAAAGCGAGAGCCTTAACTTTTTGAGTTGCCTTAACTGTAGCCTTTTCGTCAGCACGTAGGGCCGTACCATAGGCGAGAAGCTCTGTCTTGCTCCTCTTAGTGGATTTGGCGAGTTCGCCTATGGCTTTGTTGTACTCACGGTACGTGACATTCTGCTTGGCGTACACAGAAGACAGCTTCTTAACTTTACCTTGCAGTGTTTCAGTGTTAGAAATAGCCTTAAGAAGGCCATTCTGTTCAACTCCGATTATGATCTTAATATCGTCAGCCATTTGCCACCCTTAAATATGCTAAGTCTAGTCTCTTGATAGCCTCAATTTCCCAAGGCGAGATAGAAGTTTCTGTCAGTTCTTTCCAAGCCTTAATCTGCTCGTAGCCTATAGGTAGTGGGCCATTCATGCCCGAACCTCTGCTGGAGCTTAAACTAATAAAGGCAGACCAGACGTGGGATATAAGCACAGGGAAGGGTGTCGGGGGTTCCAATGCTTCTATTCTACGTCCAGTCTGCCTCTCTACTTGTTCAAGATGTTCTCGTTCTGTAGTTCCGTTCTGATCTGGCTTGT